CGCGGTGCTGTACTACGCGTTGCAGGTGCAACAACGTTGGATTTGGTACGTTGAGGTTTCGCATCAACGGACTCATCGGCTCCAAACTGATCCGAGAATCTTTCCCTAATGTCAGAGTTAATACGTCGGTAGTACTCATCACTGCCACTCGGTATTCCTTCGCTCACCAGATCTTCATGCAAGCCTAACGCATAGGCTGTCATACGCTTGTTGCTTCCAAACCACTGATTTTGGTCTTGCCATGCAAGTAGTTTTTCGTCAACTGGCGCAGCTTTGGTGGGCTGTTGAACGGTTTGTACAGGAGTTTCTTCCTCTTGTAAAGGGGTTGGCTTAAAGTTATTTACTTTATCCGCCCGAATTTTAGCGTTAGTAAGTGCGTCTTGAGCTTCTATTAGCTTATCAGTGTCCCCAGCTTCGTACGCTTCCTTGTACATACGCTTAGCAGTTTCTACTTCATTAGATACTACCCGCTTAGCCTGCTCCAAGAGCGCGGTCTGGTTTTGGTTAACTGAACCTTTAAGCCGTTTATTCTCTTCAAGCACGGCATGGGCAAGCTTAAACGCTTCTTCTTTCTCGCGTTGTGCGGATTCTTTTGCCCTGCGTTCTTCGTGATAGCCTTTAGTGAAGTGCTTAATACGTTTCTGCACGCTTTCGTCGTATTTAGACAACTCCTCATCCGTCACCTCTTTGGGGGGTTCGTCCATAGGCTTTCGACCACGGTCTTCAGCTGGAGTGTCATCTACAACTTCGATTTCAGGTTCACCCTCAATTTCAAAGTCAACCTTCTCTTCAGCCTTAGATTCCTTTTCATCAGGAAACTTAAATTCGTCTTTTTCAGCCATGATTTACTCCTTAAGTTGGGCGTTGGATACCACGGGGGTCTTGCACAACAGCCTGAATAGAGTCATCATTGATGAGTCGCCATTCGGTTCCATGAATCTTCATGCGGGTTCCCGTGTTAGGACGTACTAACACAAAGTCTCCAACCTTGCAGCTGGGGCCAGACGGGAAACGGCTTGCGTCTTTAAACGCATCGGGGCCAATCTTGGCTACAAATAACACGGGGGATAAGAGCTCCTCGTGGTACATTGCAGTTGCGGATTTCAAAATTCCCGTTTCGCTAAACTCCTCTTCCGCCTTGGGCAACATGCACAATATGTGATACGTCGCGGGGTCGGGCACTTGTTTGGCTTTTTCTTCAGCGGAGGTATTGAGCACCGCGCTGAGATCAACCGCACTAACATCAAATTCAGTCATCTTCGTATTCCTTAGTTTTTCGCACGAGGTCAGCAATTTCATACTGCGCGGTTTGCAGACCTCGGATAGTTCCGCACAGTTCTCGGTAATGGTCGTGGGATTTAGCTCCACCACCACTAACAACTTCAACTAATTGTTTGATGTGTTCGTCAAGTTTTTTATTTAATATATCAAGTAGATTGGTCATCATTCATCCCTTCGATTGGATTATTGTTTGCCCGTTCTGCAGCCATTGCTGCTTGACGCATCTTTTGGAAATGCGCGTTATCTTTATGTGCTAATCCCTGTACATGCACTTGGCCTCCTTGGGCCATCTTCTGTTGGTGCGCTTGGTTGGCCTGAGCCATAGCCTGTTGTTGTTGCTGTTGGGCAGCCTGCATTTCTTGTGCGTGACGCTCAATCTGCATTTGCATTTCCATGCGATGCTGCTCAGCTAACATGACTGGGTCAGGATTTTGACTGCCTTGGGCTTGCGCTTTGAGTTCAATCTCAGCTTGCTTGAGTAACAAGTCACCCTCAACTTTTTTGGCCTTAGTATCAGCGTCTTGTTTTTTGATCTGCAGTTCAGCTTGTTGCATCTGAATGATCGGGTCTTGGGCTTGCTGCTGTGCCTGCTGCTGAGCTGCTTTGGCTTTGTCCATCTGCAAGAGTTGCGTTGCGGCCTGTGCGACCAGTTTAGAGACTTGAACTTCAGCGTTTTCATCCAACTTAGCATCGGGTGCGGGCAATGTCGCGCCAAGCTGCTCTTGAATTTTCTGACGATATTGGAACGCTAAGTGTTCCGCAACGTGCGCCATAATTGCGCCTTGTATTTGCTGCGCCATGGGGTTTTGACCGATCTGGCCCATCACCATCGGATCCTGCATCATGCTGGTGTGAACAGCAATGTGTGCATCGTGGTCTTGATAAATAAACGCTTTAGTAGGCTTACCCGTCAGGAACGACATATTCTCAGACACAGGATCACGAGGAGTCTGGTCATCTTCTACAGGCACTAATTTATCCGCGTTCCTAATTCCAAGGACCTCAATCATCTGACGATGTAACTGGGGTAGGTCATAAATCTGTGGAGCGCCTTGGGCCAGCTGGATAACAGCTTGATACTGCATGATCCTCTGAGCCATCGTTGCGCTGTTGGGGTCACTAACAGGAATCACCGACACCATGTCGTAGTCAGCTTGCTTGGCTTTACGATCACCTTCTACTGGGTCAAAGCTGTACTCTGGGGGAGTGTGGTCACGAATAATATCGCGCAAAAGTCTGAACTCTTGCTTCATGCTGTAGTGCACGCGGGCTTGGACCGCAGACATTGTTTTGAGTTGACGCTCAAGCAACGCAAGTGTGGTACCTACCGGAGCGTTTGCGCTCATGTCGCTGATGTTCATATCAGCAATAGAACCAAGGCGTCGGCCTTCTTCAGTAACACGATCTAATAAGCCCGCCAAAACCTGTGATGGTTCTTTGTATGGCAGTGGCATAATATTGTCACGGACTGATCCGGAAGGCACATCCACGTCCCTAAACTCGCCGGGAGAGATCGGTGTATCGTCGCCTTTGATTCGTAAGCCGCGTGTTTTAAGCCCGCCGGGCAAGTTACTGAGCGTACCTGCGTCCACAAGCTGCCTGATTATTGAAGTACCTGCGCGGGCGTAGCCGCCGATCAAATGAATCAAACCTAGACCATACGCACCGAAGCCGGGAACATATGTGTACTGAACGAAGTGCTGGCGTTTAAGTTTACGTTCATCATCCTCTTCCCAGTTACGGCGAACAGCAAGAATTGTGTTTGTTCCGCGCTCAATAGTAATTACATACGGAAGCGCAATACCGTCCTCATCTTCATAGCCGGGCAAGTCGTAGTCGATGTGTACCTCAAGTACTTGGTAGCGATCATCATCTGTCAGCGAGTAGCCTTGGTCTTCTGCTTTTTTCTTCTCCACGTCCGTGTGGATAGTAACGGGCTCACCTAAATCTTCATCAACATAGAAACCAGCAACCTGCAGTTTCTTCATCTCGTTTTTTGTTTTGCGCATTACATGCGTGAGGCGTTCGGATGTAGCCGCGCTCGATGCACCGTACGGTATGATGATGTCTTCAGCGGGAATAAACATGGCGATCTGACGATCAAGCGACGGATCAAAATAAACTTTCTTAAACGCCGCGCCCGCTAACCCTAAGTTGTACAACATGCGCTCATGCTCTGGGCGATACTCAGTCATCACTTCCGTGAGCTGGTAGTTCATGTCATCCCTGACACGCTCAGCTGCTTCCTCTTTAAGTTTGTCAATCGCTCCAATAATTTCAGTTTTGACTGGGCCTTGGGCTGGGAATGTCTCAATGATCGTTTCACTTTGAAACCGAACAGCGGCCTCCGTGAGAACCGTTGAGAAGACGCCGCAGGCTCCAAGCCAAGGTTCTGTTCTTTCCTCATACTTCATCCCCAATACATCAAGACCTTTGACATACATTTCAACCCAGTCTTTACGGCTGGCAATGTCTGCATCCACCATCTCAATAATGTCGCTAGCTACTTTCTGTAGTTCGCCCTTGTCCATCTCTTCGGCAAGATTGGCGTCAAAAGCCTCCTCACCATCGTCCTCGGGCATCAGGTCAATCTCAGTGCCGTCCAGATTTAGGCGCACGCCATCAGGGTTCTCAATCTCGATCTCAATACCGGGGCCGTCTTCTTCAGGAGCCAGTGCATCTAAGCCAAGTGGGGCTTGCGACAGTGAGGGGAACATACTAGTAGCCATTATTTAGTCCTTGATGTATTTAGTAGTACGCCTGCCGACGGCTAGCGTAATGGGGGTCATTATCCTCGTGGTCACTGCTCAAGCGCAATAGTCCACCCTTGCGAATCCGCATCAAGGCAAGTGTCATCGTGTCAACCTCGTCGTCGTGTTCGCCAGCAGGGAAGGCCAGTATCTCTTCTACAGTAGCCGCTGCCCATGCGTTTTCTGGAAACCAAACGTGACCTGACGCAAACATGTCTGCAATGGCGTTAAGCCTAGCAATTTTGTCCTGACCCTTACCCGGGCTGAAGTCCTGCACAAATATACCTGACCTACGCATCTCGTCAATCAGCGGTTGACCGCTAGCCTTAGCCTCAACAATCACACTGTCTGGCTCCCACAATTTATACTGCTCGTGCGCCATGGCTTTGAGCTCTGGGAACTCGTACTTACCCTTAACTTTGTTTAGCAGGATGACGTTCTGCGTTCCGTCTTCTTCACTTTCCCACACACCCCACGTATGGCACACAGAAAAGTCAGACCGCTGTTTAGTAGTTAGCGCCGTATCAAACGCCTGCACAATAAAGTCAATTCTTGGCGGGTCATCCTTCTCCCACCACCGTATCCAGTCCCGTTTTATGATGGCAGCCTCGGCTGCGGTTGGGTTTTGCTGGTACTGCGCGTACCACTGCCACATGATGTGGTGCATTGACGCCCGAGTTTGCTGAAGTGCCTCTAAAGACCACTGTTCAGGCCAAATTGACTTCTCTTCTGGCGTGCCTTCGTTCAAAATTGCAGGGAATTCAAAGGTTTCGTAGCTGTCACCGCCCTCATTCATGGCGGAATCCTTAATTAGCCTGCCAATCAAGTCCCTTTGGTGCCAACGCGTGTGCAAAACGCAGATTTTTCCCTCTGGCATGAGACGAGTACGCAATCCAGCACTGAACCACTCATATGTAGAGTCAAGCGAAGTGGTATTTCCCGCCTTAATATCCTGCTCAGACAGCGGATCGTCTGCAATAATCAAATGCGCACCACGTCCAGCTAGCGCACCGCCCACACCAATGGCAAAATACTCGCCGCCCTTAGTTGTATTCCACTGCGCAGCCGCTTTTGCGTCGCTTGCTATATTTGTATGGGGGAAAATTGCCTTGTATTCGGGCGTACTAATAAGATTTCGCACTTTCCTAGCCATCACAATAGCCAAATCTGCAGTGTGTGAGGCCACAATTATCTTGTGATCGGGGTGTCTGCCTAAATACCAAGCCGGATAGTAGATAGAAATCATCTGCGACTTACCCATACGAGGGGCCATCGACACAGCAATCCGGTTTTTTATGTTTTGCTCGACTTCCATTAGCAGGGAGCCAAGTCGTTTTAAGTGCGCACCAAACTTATAGTTACCGTCAATAGCAGCAATAAACGATAGAAAATCATTCTGGGCCAAAGTCTGGCGACGCCTGCTGTCAACTTCATCAAACATAGCAATCAACTCCGCCGCCTCGTTGTGTGGCAGCTTCCTTGAGATACGTTCAATCAGTTCTGGCGTAAGCGTCGATTCCATTAGATTGCATCCACGTCTGATACATCAATCTTAATCTGGGACATGTTGGGTCTTGGCCTGTTATCTACTACCTCCGCCTCCAGCACTTTAGTCAGACGTTCACGTAGCATCTGCTCCAACTCTTCAGTAGGCCGGTGACGCATCGTAATCTCTGTCTTGTCTGTGAAAAGCCCAACGTCGCTAATCTTACCCAGCATCTCTAAAGACTTTAGCCGGATCCGGGCGTCGGCACTGGCGCTCTCAGCAATCAACTTATTTGTAACGTACGTCCTGATCTGCTGCGCTGAATTAATAACTACCTTATCGTACTCAGCTAATAGAGACTGCAGGTACACAACCATACCGGGGGACGACAGGTCCGCATCCGAAGCAAGGGCATTACCAGAAAACACCTCACGGGCTTTCTCTTTGTCTTCGTCTGAAATTTCGTTGGGGGCTGGCAGGTTATCGGTATCTACCAAAGCAGACATAGCCGCAGCTACGCGTGCCTCCAGCGACTCAAAAGTCGGGGAGTAGTTAGCAAGGGGAACATCAAAATCTATAACGGGTGTATACATAAGAGGGAATCGCACTCCTAGGGGTTGTGTAATTATATATGTAATTTTTTAGTATGTGTTTTATTATTTTGGCTATGCCTTTTATTTTTGCACGGGGGGTGTTTCCTATGGCAAGGGGGTGGGGTCGGATTTTTAAGTATCTAGTGAGTACACGTCGTTGGCAACGTGTATGTTTTTTGGCGTTTTGTGTACATGACGGGGCGGGTATAGTTTTGTATATCATGGTAGTTAAGTGTACTTAGCGTTTCCTCCACTCAGCGTAAAGCGTGGGGGGAGTCCCAGAAGCTGCAAGTGGGCCTCGGGGTGCGGTGGGGTCGAGATACCGCCAAAAAGATATAAGGTTAGGGTTTTGGGTAAGTATTGACAAGCGAATCGTTCTATGGTGTAATTCAGTTGTCAGTTAATTAATTGACGTTTCAATTCAACTCTATTCAAAAGGTATTTATATGACATTCGTTTCAAAATCAATCGTTTCCACTATTTTCAAAGCATTTGAAGGTGAGGCCAAGGCCGTTCAAAAGGCCCGTTCAATTCAAGATCAGGCAATTCAGCAAGCCCTTGATGTAATAACCCTTGCTTGCGATAAACCAAAGGCCGAATTCATGAAAGGCAATGCGAAGACGAATCCCGCCCGCGCCGACATCAAGGGTATTTTTGACGGCTTAGTCGAAAAGGGTTTCATCTCCAAGGCATCAGGCGCTCAGTATCAGTCGGCCTTTTGGATTGCCTTTGAAAGTGGCGTCGAATTTCAACGTGATCTTGTCAATAAGAAAAGTGAAACCAAAAAAGAATCCGCACCAAAGGCCGGAAAAGTGACATCGACAAGTCGCACCGACTTGGACAAAACCCTGACCAAAGCATTAGCTCAGGCACGCATGTTAGGGTTAACCGAATTCTCGGCCACTTTGCTTGATCTTTGCATCGATTCGCTCGACGATTTTAAAGAGACAGTTTTAGACAAGTAAACCCTAGGGTTTCCACCTAGCCCGCTTCGGCGGGCTTTTTTTCGTCCTGATTTTCTGGTCGTTGGAGTTACATATGAGCGTGTATAGTATGCGCTTATAGCGCGTCATAGTAGTCGGACCGTGCGGGAGAGTGAGCGCGAGTGCGCGTGGGCTCAGCAAAAGTTCAGCAAAAGTTCTAAGCTTAGAATTTCCCCTCCGTGTTACATTGTAACAAAAATCCGAGATTTGTAACAGATGCCCTGTAACGCCCAAAAATGCAATGCGCTCCCGAAAAGTAATACTAAACGTACCAAAAACATGAGAGAGAGAGATAGTAGATTATATATAATATATAATTGTTACATTGTTACAGTCTTTTTCAAATTCAGAATCTCCCCAAGAAGGCTATACGATAGTCATGATTGTGTTGTTTCTACGCATCATATAGTCTATAGACCTCTCAGGGAGCTTTATACTCCCAAACAGACGTTACTTTGTAACTTACCCCCTTTTCGCGGTATACCCAAATATAGCTTTCCCCGCCAGCCCGCATGAATCCTCAGTTCTTAAAAATCGTCCCCGTTACACGACCACTGTTACATCCGACCCCCCTTTTGTTACTTTGTAACACGCCCCAAACTTCTAAGGTTATAACTTTCCCCCATCACTAAAACTTGCTATACTCTCCACCTATCATCCACTACACATGGCACTACTATGACTCACACG